CCAATCCGAGTACTGTTTCGCGTAGTTTTTTCTGTACCACACCATACCGTTTAACTTGGGGGTCCTTCGGGACCCTCTTTCCATTTCTAGGACCCCCAATGCTCTACGAAGAGATTCTCGACGAACGCGTCGACCAATGTGAACAGCTTTACAGCGGTGGACTCGTTCCGCTGGACGTAGCAGTCGGCTTTATGGGCCAAGGCATCTACGTCGAAGAGATCGAGTTCGATGTCAACCACTTCCATTTTGATTAACCTGATTACTTAGGACCCCCATGAAAAACTTTACGTCCCCGAAGGGCGCTGCTGGCTTCACGAACCTGATCCGTCCGGACACGAAGTTCGACGAAGGTGGTGTGTACAAGACGAGCATTACGTGCTCGGAAGAAGCAGCCGAAGCGCTGATCGAACTGATCGACGAAGAAGCTGTTGAAGAGCTTGGCGCGAAGAAGGCCAAGGACGCACACAAGCCGTACAAGGTGAACGCCGAAGACGGCACGGTCACGTTCAACTTCAAGAGCAAGGCAACGGACGCCAAGGGCAACAAGCGCCCCGCACCGAAGCTGTTCGACGGTCAAGGCAATCCGATCCGCAACACGGAAGACCTCCACATCGGCTCGGGTTCGGTCCTGAAGGTCAAGGGCGCAGCATCGGCCTATACCTCGGGCAAGAACATCGGCGTGACGCTCTACATCAACTCGGTGCAGATCGTGAAGCTGGTCGAGTACAACGCTGGTGGCTTCGAGGCTGATGACGAGGCTGACTTTGTCGCAGGCGGCACGATGACCCAACGCATCCCGGACTCGGCATACGACGACGAACCGGCACCGAAGGGCGAGAACGTCGACTTCTAATGGCTAAGTCATGGTTCGCTAAGAAGAACCACGGACTGAAGGTCAAGCAAAAGATGCGCAGTGGTCTTGAAGAGAAGATTGCAGCGCAGATCGACGCCGCTGGTGTGGAGTATGAGTACGAGTCGCTGAAGCTGGCCTACTCGATCCCGCATACGTACACACCGGACTTCCGACTCGCCAACGGCATCATCATCGAAGGCAAGGGTCTGTTCGATTCGGCAGACCGCACCAAGCACCTAGCAGTGAAGAAGCAGCACCCTGCCCTTGACATTCGATTCGTGTTCTCCCGCAGTGCATCCCCCTTGTACAAAGGCTCGAAGTCTACTTACGCCACTTGGTGTGAGAAGAACGGGTTCAAGTATGCGGACAAGCTAATCCCTGAAGCGTGGCTTAACGAGAAGCCCGCCAAGTAACCATTCCTTCAAAGAGAGATTGAAATGACCCAAACCGAAAAGCTCCTCAAGCACTTCCGCAACAGTGGCTCGATCACGCAACGTGAAGCGATCATGGACTACAGCATCCAGTCGCTGACCCGCCGCATCACCGAACTGCGCGACCGTGGCTACAACATCGAGTCGCACCCGAAGGTCCACCCGGTCACCGGCCAACGCTACGTGCGTTACGTCGCCGCTGTGCCGTTCCGCCAATTCGTCGCCTAAGGACTCTCATGGCCGCTCTTATCTTCGTCATCGTCTGGCTCGCTGGTCTCGTCGGCTGGATTCTCAACATCGTTGAGATCATCAGCAACTTCAGCGTCACCGGCCTGATGGTCATGCGCGTTATCGGTGTCTTCATGGCTCCCCTTGGGGCCATCCTCGGTTACATCTAAGGAACCTTCTCAATGACTACGCTCGAAAGCAAGTTCAATAAGTTCGACGCAGCTAACCCTGTCGTCTATGTGTTCTTCAAGCGCTTTGCTTTCCAAGCAATGACTGCGGGTCGCCGCAAGCTGTCGGCCTCGCTAATCATGGAGCGTATTCGTTGGGAGCTTTCCATCGAAACCTACAGCGACACGCAGTACAAGATTTGCAACAACCACACCGCCTACTACGCCCGCAAGTTCATGAAGGACTTCCCTGAGTACGGTCCCATCTTTTTCACCAAACAACTTAGGAGTACCTGATGAAGCTTGCCGATATCACCGTTGAACTGATGGACTCGATGGGGTCCGACGCAACCGTAGCAAACGTGGCCCGCGTCTCGTTCGCGAAGGAAGTCAAAAGCCTTCAAGACCAAGACGTGCGGCTCATCAAATACCTCGCGAAGCATGGTCACTGGTCGCCGTTCGCACACTGCTTCCTGCAGTTCCGAATCAAGGCACCGCTGTGCATCGCCGCGCAACTGAAGAAGCATCAGGTCGGACTCTCGTGGAATGAAGTGTCCCGTCGCTATGTGAGCGATGAACCTGAGTTCTACCAGTTCCCGATGCGCCTGAAGCCCGAGGGCAGCATCAAGCAGGGTTCAAGCGCTGAAGTGCTCGACCACCCGATGGTCAACGCCGCTATCCGCACCCGCTACGAGGACTGCCTCAACACGTACACGTTTCTGATCGAGCGTGGCGTGGCACCTGAGTGCGCCCGCAGCATCCTTCCGCAAGGGACCATGACCGAGTGGATTTGGTCCGGCTCCCTGATGGCATTCGCTCGTGTCTGCATGCAGCGTCTGGACAACCACGCACAAGTGGAAGCGCAGCTTATCGCTGAACAGATCGCTGAACAGATCGACCCGCTGTTCCCCCATTCCTTCGCAGCACTACTGGCTAACTGACATGAAAAAACTTCTCCTCGCACTCTGCTTCGGTATGTCGCTGTGCCTGACTGGCTGCATCGACACCGACGCAAACGTGGCCTCCAAGAATCTGTCGGAGGACGCAGACAACTTCAAGATCAACCGACGCATCGTGTTCATCAACGGGATGACCGACACGTATCTGATGTCCATCGAGGGCTTCTGTTCCCTCGGCAACAACGACACGGCAGGACGTATGTCCGTTACCTGCAAGACCGGCCCGGGGACCTACAAGAAGCACTACCTCGGTCTCTCGGACAACGTGACGTTCTTCGTCGAACAACTCGAATCCGCTGGCGTTAGTACGGACCACTACAAGGTCACGTTCAAGCCGTCCACGATCATCCCCGACATCTCCATCAAGTAAAGGACCAGACATGAAATACAACCGTTCGTTTATCGCTGCAGTTCAAGCTGTGCAAGAAGCCGCTGGTGACGTGGCCGCTGAGGCGGTGTTCAACAAGCTGTTCGACGTGAAGCTGGTCCCGACACTCCCCGATGACGTAGCCACCCAGTCCCCGGCACAACTCCGCCGCAATATGCGCTCGAAGGTCGGCTGCTGGATTTACATGTCGGACATCTTTACGACCAACGACAAGGTCGGAGTCCCCGGCAAACTCGGTACCAACGCAGTGGCATGGATCAAGTCGTTCCGCGAGTTGACCTGCATGGGTCTGAAGCAGTCCAAGGACGCCTTCGATTTCGTTCGGGACAACCCGACGGTGCTCGACGACATCATCGACGACTGATGACGCTCAACCAGAAGTTCGTGCGGTACCTCCTGTCCTCATACCTGTACTACGTCGAAGGCCGAAGCATCCTCACGGACTCTGAGTTCGATGCGCTCTGTAAAGAGTTGCTAGAGCGATGGGACGAAGTCACCCACCGGCATAAGCACCTGACCTCTCGGGAAGACCTAGAGGCAGGCACCGGCTACGCCATCCAATACCCCTCAATCGTCATCGGTGCTGCAAGGCACTGGTGGTACGCAACGAACGGTGTCCCCACCGAAAGGAAGAAGCGTGGAACACGAAGAGTCAACCCTGCTGTTTAAAGGACCGTGCGAGCAGTGTGGCTCTAGTGACGCCAACGCGCATTACAGCGACGGCCACACCTACTGCTTCGCTAACGGCTGTAAAGGTCGACACGACGGAGAGGAAACACCCACAACCAAACGGAGTAAGAGAGTGGCTGACAACTTGGATTTTTACCTGAGCGCTGACGTGCAGGGTTTGAAGGCACGCGGCATCAGTGAAGAGACCTGTCGCCACTTCGGTGTTCGCGTCGGGGACTTCAAAGGCGAGAAGGTACACATGTACCCGTACGCCAAAGACGGTCAAGTAGTGGCTGTGAAGATTCGCACCGCCGACAAGGAGTTCAAGTTCCTCGGTGACGCGAAGCATCCCCCGATGTTCGGTCAGAACCTGTGGGAGAAAGGCAAGAAACTCGTGGTCTGTGAGGGCGAGATTGACGCTCTGACGGTCTCGCAGCTTCAAGGCAACAAATGGCCTGTGGTGAGCGTTCCGAACGGCGCACAGGGCGCAAAGAAGGACATGGCACGGCAGATGGATTTCTTCGAGCAATTCGAGGAGATTGTGCTGATGTTCGATATGGACGAACCCGGTCAGGACGCAGCCAAGGCGGTTGCTGAAATGTTTCCTCCGGGACGCTGCAAGATTGCCTCACTGCCACTGAAGGACCCGAATGATTGCCTGAAGAATGGCAAGGGCCAGGATGTGATCCAAGCGATCTGGAACGCGAAGTCCTACCGGCCCGATGGGATCGTTGGGATCAGCGACCTCGAAGCCGAGTTGGATAAGACGGTCGAGATGGGTCTCGCATGGTTCCTCGAAGAACTGACCAAGCAAACGTACGGACGACGCTACGGCGAAATCTATGCGTTCGGGGCTGGCACTGGCATCGGCAAGACGGACTTCATCACGCAGCAGATTGCGTATGACGTGACCGTGCTGAAGCAGAAGGTCGGCATCGTCTTCTTGGAA